AGACTCGCCGGGAGGTGAAAACCTTTCCCTGGCTGAGCTTTAGACCAGTCAAAGCGGTGTACTCTGCGTGTCTCTCGTAGACCTCCTTTGTGCCTTTCATGATGATATCATCACCATTGATGGCCATTGGGAGATTTCGAAGTCCCACGCGACGTCCACCTTGAGACTGTTCCAGAACGACGCGGTTGATACTCGCGTTTATGATGCACAGGATGGGAAAGCTGGTGACACTGCCCATGAGTTGTCCCCTTGTTTGGGGCGCTTCAACATCTCCGTTGACGATTGTGTGCCTTGTGAGTGTTTTCAGAAACAGAGTTTTAAATGACTCCTTGTCCAGGCTGAGGTAACCACCTCTGCTGAAGACCTGATCTGTCACACACTTGGCCGCGTATTCAGAGCACCACGAGAATAGATTTCCCGTAGCGTTCTGGTAGTCACTGGAGATGTATTGCTCATTGTCACTGAGTTTCTGACCCATTCGTCCCTGAATGTACTCCCAGTCGATAGGTTCCCCTGTAAGCTTGAACGTCTCATGTACTTTAAGCGCATGATGCATCCAGACTTGCAAGGGCTTGAACAATGTCATGAGATACGGGTCCATCTTGCTGATGACCCGGACCTTGAGGGGCTCTGCAAGACCTACCAATACTGCGCGTGGCAAGTCTGGACCGAGGAAATTTCTTCCCTCCTTTCCACACATGCTTATGCAAAGTTCCAGTAGATCCTTGTAGAATCTCTCCTCGAGGCCCTCCGAAAATACCATCCGCCTTACCTCTTTATCGAGGCCCGGTCTATCGTAGCCCGGGTAGTCGGCGTTTTTCCGAAGGTTCTCCCATCTCATATTGTTCCTTTCCAGGAAGGCTTCCTGAAGCTCTCGCTTCATCCAAGCCGACTCTGTCCTGTCAATTTCCCTGTACGTTCGGTCCCAGTCTTCAGCCTCTTCCATCAGTGTACTTTCCATCCTTTCATTTCCATTGACGAGGTACCCTCCGGGTCTCCTGAGCACTTCGAATTCTGGTTCGGCCAACAGTGTCGCAACACTGCCACCCCCTCGACTATTATCGATGTAGTTGGCAGACGTGCTTGGCATTATGGCCTTGAACTCGATCGGGCCCGCCGTTCGGTAAATTTCCTCAACAGTTCGTTTGATTCCCTCCCTAATCAGGAGGAGTCTTTCGATCTGCTGTATGGACCTTCGAACCTGCGGTAAACCCGGATGCTCCCGTGCCCAGTCCTCGACATCTACCCAGTCTTCCATGTCCGCCTCAGTTTCCCTGAAGGCCTCGAGGTACTCCTCGTAGTCCTCTGGGTCAAGGGTTTCCGGCAGGCCTTCGATAACACCGGTCAGTGTGTGGAACTCATCGTCCACACTTGACTGTATGTATCTCTTAGGCACCGCTGGACAAGCCTGCTTGAGTGACTTGAAGGATTGGAGTAGGCTCATCTTAGATTTCTCGTTCTTGATGAGCTTGGTGATGAATCTGCCTGGCCTTCCGCCGCAGAGAAACTTCGGATTATCACCGAAGTTCGGATCGATTGATTCTGTTACAAAGTGCTTCGGAGGTTTGGGGAGAGATGGTGCTTCTCCCACATCAGTCGTGTAGTATGCTACGAAGGCATCAAGTTTGTATTTTACGATCTTGAACCACTCATAGCCAGGCTCCAGACGCGGGTGCTCTCCCCCCGCCATTCTGAGCCACTCCTTTTTGAGGAACTCCGACTTTTCACCCTTACGGGCCCGATACCCTAGGGCCCTTAGCACGTCAAACAGAAGGGAAAGGTACTCCCTGATCTCGACACCACTGTTATCCAGCTTCTTCTTCTTCCGCCCTAACCGGCGTTTTCTCTTCTCTTGCAACCTGTTCCTGTTGCTCATGTTCCCGCCTCCCCTCACGCGCTGCGCACAGGGGATGCCTCGGGATCCATGTTCCGGCTTTT